CCCACCCTCACAAAAAAAAAAAAAAAAAAAAAAAAAAAAAAAAAAAAAAAAAAAAAAAAAAAAAAAAAAAAAAAAAAAAAAAATCGAAACGCTTCGAACGAGCTCCTTCGGAGATACGGAATGTCTACGGGAAAGAATACACGATAAATCCATCGAAGCCCATGTCGAGAAGGACATCATCTCCGTCGACCTGTGCAAGAAATGCCAGGAGGAGTACCTGGAATCCATAGGGGTGAAGACCCACGGGCCCTAGTCCCTCTCGACGAGTTCCCGGAGTTCCTCCGCCGTCCTCCTGCGGGAATAGTGCTCCATGGCCACGCTCCCGGAATGTCCCAGGAGCTGCGCCACCGACCTTATGTCCCGGCACTTCCCGTAGAGCTCCTCGCTGACCCCGCGCCGGAACCCGTGGAGCCCTCCCTCGAGCCCCAGCTTTCTCAGTGCACGCTTGAGCACGTTGTACCGGGTGGCCTGGCAACTCCCGACCAGCGGGAACACCTCATCGCCGGGAGCTCCCCTCCGAAGTTCCAGGGAGGCGTGTAGCGATACGGGGATGGGCACCACCCTGGTCCGTCTCGACTTCGTGACAGACGACCTGAACGTCACCGTCCCGTCCTCCCCGACGTCCTCCCACCTCAGGGCCCTGGTCTCCGAGTCCCTGGAGCCTATCGCGGCCATCATCCCGAAGTATTCCCTGTATTGCAGGGTCCTCTCGGCCGTGTCCGAGCTCGCCGTCATCACTATCTCCGCCATCTCCTCCCTCGTCCAGCACCGCCGGTCCGGTCCCGGGTCCGACTTCACGTGGGGAACCGCGTCCTCGAGGTCCCTCCTCCCCATGTGCCTGAACAGCGACCGCAGGGCGTTGCCGCACGCCCTCCTGGTGTTCGCCTTCCTGGGGGCAGTGGACGCCATGGCCGCCCTAACGGATTCCGGGGTAAGGTCCGGGAACTTTCCCAGCAGGAACCGGGCGCACCTCCCGTACCTCTCCACCGTGCCCTCACGGAGGCCCTCCAGGCGCATTTCGTCCATCCACCTATCCAATATACCCACTGGGGACAAGACGCCCTGTGAGGGGCCTTTCCTGCGGATTGCGAGGGCGTCCGCCGGGTCGCCGGTTCCTCCCGACCTGGAAATCTCCGCGGCGGCGAGGCGTATCCTCATGAGTTCCTCCTCCGCCACGGACCTGTCCTCCGTGTCCAGACGGATGTCCCGGTACCTCCCGGACTCCCTCTCGCGGATGTACCACTTCGGCCTAGGGTGTCCCTTGGCCCCCTTGTTCTTCTGGATGATGGTGTACGTAGCCATTGAAAATCTCCTGATATACGTGTGGTAAGGCGAACTGGTGATTCCGAGTACCCCGTCGGTGTACGCGGGCGTGTACGCCTTGCACTCCGAACCTAGCAATTTGTGCGCCTCCCGGCCCGTCCGAAGGCGGGAAAGTACGGGAAAATGGACCCGCTGATGGCGAGTACCTTCGCTTTTGCGCGGTTTTTCTTCGCTCCGTGCACTTTTTAGTGTACGCCCGGCTATAAACTTCCCTACATGAGCACTACCAAGAAGGCCTCATCGGCCGATACCAGGAAGCCGTCGGCGAAGCAGCGTCCGGCGCAGGAAAGTACGGTAAGTACCGTAAGTACAAAAAAGGACACGCAGGAGGCCGTCGAGAAGTCGCCCGAGAGCGCCAGGCAGGCAACCCCGGAGAAGTCTCCCGAGACTGCCATGCAGGCACGGGAATCCCGGAAGGGACGTATTGACCCCGACGAGTACCTCGCCCGGGAGTATCCGGGACTTCGCGACTCGCAGAACATGCCTCTCCTACTCTATGCAATATTGCGCGAGGTTGTCGCGGGGAGGATGTCATGAGCGAAGATATAGTCGACGAAGCTACCGAAAAACCCACCGAAATACGGCGTGCCAAGAACGGCCGTCCCCTGAACGGTAAGTTCATCACGAAGGAGACCGCCAAGCAGTACGCCGCGAACGCCGCCAGGATGCGCAAGCTGCGCCGGGAACAGCGGGCCAAGATGCTCGTCGCCATGTGCGAGAACCTCGACATCGGCGCGGAGATTGTCACAGCCATCAAGACACGGAACGAGTCGCACATCAACGTACTCGAAAAAGCCCTAAAGCTCACTGGTCTGACGCACGACCAGTCGCCTGACGCCATCGCGCAGAAGGTCGACCTCACCGCCAACGCCAACGTGAAGAAGGACTCGACGGTCAAGCTAGTCATCGAGGACTTCACCGTGCCGGAGAAGCCGGCCAAGGAGTAGGATGCGCACGTACCGCCTCGGGCTGCTGCCTTACCAGCAGAAGATGTACCACGCTACGAACCCCTTCACGTTCGCCGTCATGGGACGCGGCTCGGGCAAGACCTACACCCTCTCAGCCATCGGGATGATACGCCTGCTCTCGGGGCAGAACCTCATCATGGCAGCGCAGAAGTACGACGCCCTCCGAGACGTCCTGTTCCGCCAGCTCCGAAACCGCGCGAAGGAATGGGGCCTTGAGGACTCGGTGAAGTTCTGCATGAACCCCCTGCGGGTGACCTACAAGGACTGGACGATTTTTGGTTCATCGTACGAGGCTATCGAGGGGGTGCGCGGACTCGATGACATAACCGGGCTTCTGCTAGACGAGGTCGCCCTGGCCCCTCTCGACATCCTTGACGTGTTGACTCCCTGTTGCCGTGGGCCCGACGTGGTTCGTCCTTTCGTGCTCGGCGCGACCACCCCTCGTTCCACCTCCCTGTGGAACCACAGGTTCGCCGGAAAGCTGGCCGGGTCGGAGGACTGGGACATCGTGAAGGCGACCACGTACGACAACCTCTCCCTGACGAAGGAGCAGCTGAACGTCATCGAGCGGGGCATGCAGTCGGAGGCGATGCGCCGACAAGAGCTCTACGCCGACATAGTTCTGTCAGGCGACGGCAACACCCTCATACACGAGGACGAGTTCCCGTCCATAGCTGCCCCGACCACCGACAGCAGGGTCATGGCAGGGCTCGACCTGGCCAAGGGAACGACGGAGCGCGACGCGTTCGGATGGTTCGTCCGGCGCGGCAACACCATCCTCGACATCAAGGAGTTCCACGGAAAGAGCCACGAGTGGGTCGTAAAGTACATCCTCGACTTTCACACGAGGACGCCGATAACGATGCTGAACATGGACCTCGCGTGGTCGGAGTACGCGTTCAACATCCTCAAGCACCACATGCCCTGCCGCCAGGTACACTTCGCCGAGAGGGCGAGCGAGGGTCACGAGAAGGAGTACGCGAACATACGGGCCGAGATGTGGTTCAACCTAGCCTGGCACGTCAAGCACGGCCTCCATCCCGGATTCCCCCGGGAAGCCATAATCTACGACGCGGACGGGAACCTCGTGGGTTCCGACGCGGTCGCCCACCTGAGGCAGCAGCTGTGCACATGCACCTGGCACAAGGACAACCAGGGACGGCTACTGGTAATCGACAAGGACGAGTGGCGGAAGCTGATAGGGATGTCCCCGGACGTGGGTGACGCGGCAGCCCTCACGTGCCTTGACCGCTACACGGGCGACGACCCGGCGATTAGACAGGTCACTGCGGCCGACAGCAAGAAGTACCGGGAGCAGACGCGGCGCGAGCTCGCGATGATGGGGTAGGCATGGCGTTCGAGTGCAAGAAGTGCGGTGCCTGCTGTAGGCACGTCGGGAAGGTGAAGGGATACAAGCGGATGGCCAAGGAGGACGGCTCCTGCATGTTCCTGGATGGGAACCTCTGCTCCATCTACGAGGACCGCCCGGACGTGTGCCGCTCCGACAGGATGTACGAGAGGTACTTCGCCGGGAGGATGTCCCGCGAGGAGTTCGACAGGGCGACCGAGGAGGCGTGCAGGAGTGTGAGGGATGGGTGACAGGATTCTTGTAGGGACGGAATGGGCCGGGGCTCTCCGCGAGGCGCTCGTCGCCAGGCGCGAGGGTAATGCCGACCCGGCCATAGACGAACAGGTGGGTGTCTTCGCGGTCAACCTCGCGAGGTGGGGCATAGCGACCCGCATCTCTAAGGGGAAGCTCCCGGAGTCCTACCGCAGGGACGAGGACTTCCGCATGGAGGTGGTCTGCCGGATACTCCCGAAGATGGACACCGTGGACCTCTCCCGGAATCCACGGGAAATAATTTCGTACCTGCACAGGTGTGCAGAGACAACGGCCAAGGACCTCCGCATGAGGGACACCGCGGCCAAGCGCACCGCCGACATACTCCCCATAGGGTGCGTCGACGGGACGTGCGACATATACGGGAACATTCTGACGGCCGCGGGGGTCGTCGTGGAACTAAACACAGGAGAATAGCGAATGAGCTACGCCGAAGAAGTAATGGCCGAGATAATGGCCGATGAAGGGACGGAAACCCCTAAGGATTCGCAGGGGACATCCCAGGAGACCGTTTCGACCGACAGGGGTACTGACGATACCCCTGCCGAGGAAACGAAGCCACAGGCCACGGAAACGGCCAAGGAAGGGGACGGTGACGGAGCTCCACAGGAGCAGCCCGATGAGAAGCCGGAGGAGAAGCCCGAGGACAAGACCGACGAGAAGCCGGATGAAAAGCCGGCCCCGAAGGACACGTCCAAGTTCACTCCCCGGGAAAAGGCCGAGCACGCCTTCCGTCGCCAGCTGTCGAGGCAGGCGTCCAAGTACGAGAACATCATCGCCGACATGTCCGGGAAGTTCGACAAGGTGACGGCCGAACTGGCCGAAATCAAGAAGGCCCGCGCTGCCGACGAACCGGTCAAGACGAGGGCGGACTTCGCCGACGGCAAGGGCGGGGACGACGCGTACATCGACTACCTGGTCGAGCGCCGCATGAACGCCAAGGAGGCCGAACGCGCCGCCAAGGAATCCGAACAGGCAGCCGAGCGCGACAAGGCCGCCCGCGAGGAGGAGGAACTCCGCAAGGCCCAGGAGGAGACCATGCAGAAGTTCGACGCGAACGCCAGGGCAACCTTCAGCGACGAGGAGAGCTACGGGAAGTTCATGGGCCGCGTGAAGCTCGGTGTCGACAACGGGCTCCGCGAGCTGCTCGACCAGCACCCTGCGGTTAGGGACTACGTGTTCCACCAGCCGGACGGCCCGGCCGTGCTCAACGAGATGCTCTCCACGAAGGAGTCATTCGCCAGGGTCATGAGCAAGGCCTGGAACCCGATGGTCGCCGTCATGGAGATGCACGACCTCTCCCGGGAAATCCGGGAAAGGGCAGCGCACAAGCCGGAGCAGCCGCAGGAGCGCACGAGGATGCCGAACATCGGCAAGCCGGGCGCAATTCCGGCAGGCCACGCGAAGGACATGTTCGAGTCGGAATCGGACGACGACCTCATCGCCTTCGTGAGGGAACGCAGGCACTAGGGCCGTTTTCCCTACTATGGGGGTAGAAGGAAAGAGGACCAGCTACCCCCTTGCCTCTCCGCCGACCGGGGGCCATCCCGATGATTGCGTGATTTTACAGGACCGGACGCACGGGCCGAAAGGACAAGAAACAGGGCATTGCCGGAATTTCCGGGAGTGTCAAAATCTGTCACTGGCCATCTAGCGTCGGTGACGCAGTCAAAGGAAAGGTCAATACATGGCATCCTCTTTTTCTCATAACAAGAAGGTGAAGCTCGTCGCTGCCAACGTGGCAGACGCTCGCGTGTTCACCAAGGCTTCCGTCTCAAAGATGAAGCAGTCCGACTTCCAGGGAAAGAAGTACGGAAAATCTTACACCCTTTACATTCCGGGCAAGCCCAAGGTCGTGAATGGGGTTGTCGCCGACCCGTCCCAGGTGGTCGAAGTCGAGACGAACGTCATGCTCGACAACGACAACGTGTCTACCGAGCTCACCTCCTGGAACCGCCTCGGTGACGTCGAATCGTTCCAGGACGAAATCGGTGGCCCGTGGGCTACCACTCTCGCCCGTACGCAGGAACGCAAGATTGTCGAGAACGAAATCTACAAGGGAATGCAGTCCCTCATCGTCCCGAAGGTGGGCGGTGCTTCCGGTGCCGACTTCAAGCAGCTGGGCAAGGCTACGGCCAAGCTCCGCAACCTGGCGCTCGACTCCAAGATTGTCGGCTTCCTGAACCCGGACATCAACAGCATCATCAGCGGTGCCGCTCTCAACAAGTTCCTCCCGTCCGCACGGATGGAGAAGATTTACGGCGAGAACGCAATCGGCAAGTACAGCACCGCCGAATGGGTCGAGTCTCCCGACCTCCCGGAAATCACCGTCGGCGCTACCGCTCCGGCCGTGGCCAACTCCGGCGTCATCACTCCGACCGCTGTTACCGAGACCATCGGCGGCGTTTCCACTACTGTCGGCTTCCAGACAATCGACACCATCACCGGTACCAACCTCATCAAGGGCGCCGTGTTCACAGTGGCCGGCCTCTATGTGGTCGATACCTCGGGCATAGAGACCCGTCAGCCTGTGTCCGTGATTGTCACCGAAGTCAACGCCGCGGGTACTTCCGGCAAGATTTCGCCGCTCCGCATCGGTATCCATGGCCTCACGTCCTACGTGAACGCCAACGCATGGGTTGCCGCGGGCACTACCACAATCACCCTGGTCAACGCCCTCACGGCGTCTACCACGTACCAGGTATGTGAAGTGCGCAGCGAGTCCTGCCTTGCGTACGATACTTACCAGTTCGACACCCTTCCTGGTTCCACCGAGGAAATGGTGTCCACTGTCGGCGGCAGCTCCGTGAAGATGAGAATCTTCGGCGACGGCAACAACCTCGACAAGCTGGTTCGCATCGACTCCACGTATGCGGCCTCGTTATACGAGCCCCGCGACGCCGTGGTAATCTATTTCGAAAAGGAATAGTCTGGGATTGTTCTCCTGGTAAGGCAGAGGGGGAGGCGAGCCTCCCCCTTTTCCGATACCTTCCCGGATAATCTTCATATAGCCATTTTTAATTCCACGTAATTTCAAGCGGGCCCTCCTGGGCCCGCTTTCCGTTTGCCGCCTACTTTCCTGGTGCAGGAGCACAAACCGTTTTAAGGGAAAGGTAGAGAATGCTGGCAGTCAATTCACTCATTCACGACGCCTACGAGAGCATAGGCATAACCGGTATCGGGGAGACCACCGGGGGCGACTACGAGAAGGTAGGCGTCAAGGAGCTAAACAGGGCGATAAGCCAGCTGAACTCCGACGGCTACATCACCCTCTCCCAGGACTGGAAGGATTTTCCGCGCGGAAACTGCGCCGAGTTCAAGGTGTTCGCCCCCGGCGAGACTGACGGGCACGCCGTCAACATGAGACCCCCGGTGAGCATCGTCGGGGTATCACGCCGGCTCGGCAACAGGTTCCTCCCCCTGCGCCCGGGCGACAAGCAGGCGATGGCCACGCAGCCGCCCTGCACACTGGCAGGCGCATGGAGCTACGACATACGCATAGAGACCGGTCCGGACGGCGTACCGCGCAACGTCGGGAAGCTCATTCTCGACGGCGATTCCCACGGGGAAATCCGGGTGTGGTTCAACGGGCAGCTCCCCCACTACGCGCTAGAGGACACCATCTACCTCCCGGACATCTACAACGAGCTCATCATGTCGGCGCTGTGCTACAGGCTGGCGTGCTTCCACGAGCTCTCCGAACAGAAGAAGGCCGACTGCCTGGTAGACTTCAACGTCGCGAAGTCCCTCATAGAGACACCGAACGCGCAGCTCCGCATGGCGACAGCCGGGGTGTCAGGCGGAAGCTCCTGGCGCGACAGATACGCCGACGGCCTGGCCGGTACAGGAATGTAAGGAGGCGGCATGGCCACCAAGGTTTCCAACTACTTCCTGTCCCCCGGGACCAACAGGGGTCGCCACCCGGCGACCATGGGTTCATCGTGGACATGCAACATGTACCTGGAGAAGGGCGAAGGGACCGAGTTCCTCGCGTCAGTCCCCGGCCTCAAGTACGAGAAGACTCTCCTCGCCGGGACGAGGTGCCGCGGCTCATTCGTGTCCTCTGTCGGACTGGAAACTGACGAGCAGCGAGAGAACTGCTTCGCGGTGTTCGGCAGCAGGGCCTACCGGATAGACTCGACGGGAAACGTTGCGGAGCTCGGGCAGGTCGCTCCCGGAGCTTCCCGGATTTCATTCGCGGAGACCGGCGGCGTAAGGCCGTTCCTCCTCATGGCCGACGGGACGAACCTGTGGGCGTACAACCTGGTGGACGGGGGCACGCTCAGGCGCGTAACTCTCCCCGACAGGGTGAACGGAGGTGGCGGGCAGATTGCGCCATCCCACGTGTGCTGCGTCGCGGGTAGCGTGGTCATAGACGACGCGTCGTCCGGCTTCGCGTACTACTCCGTGCCGTACCCGCTGAACACCCCAATGCGCGAGGTGTTCCAGACACAGGTGGTAGACGGGAAGAGGGTGCCTGTCTACGACCCGAACAACTCGCTGAAGATTCTGACGGAGGAGGTGGACTCCTTCGACTGGATGTTCTACGACAGCTACGGGACGCAGCAGTTTATCAACGCCAGCTCGTCCTCCGACAATATCCGGGCGATAGCGGCCGTAGGCCCAAACCTGTACCTCTTCGGGTACAAGACCGTCGAGATTTGGCAGCGCGGGTCGGGCGAGTACGAGACCTGGACCAGGCAGAGCTACACCACCAACGCATCCAACGGGCTCCAGGCGCCCCACTCGATAGCCGTGTGCGGGAGCAACCTGTACTACCTCGGGTCGGGCGAATCCTATGCCAAGGGGGTGCTCATGGTGTCCGGGCAGAGCTATTCCAAGGTGTCGCCCGATTGGCTGGACGACAAGCTCCTCGGGGAGACGGGTGACTCCGCGTTCGCGTTCGCGTATGCCCAGGGAAACCACGTCTTCTACTGCCTGTTCTGCATGAACCTCGGCGAGTGCTGGGCGTATGACACCGAGACAGGACAGTGGGCCCAGAGGACCTCCAGGGTATTCGGTACGGGCGAGGAGGTCATGTGGAGGCCGTCTGCCATGGCATGGTTCCGTGGCGGATTCCATGCCTTCTGCGACGACGGGTGCATGTACTCGTTCTCCGAGTCCTACTGGTGGGAGGACTACGGGAACGGGTGCGACAGGCTCCCGGTAATACGCCACAGGCAGGGTGCCGTGGTCGTGAACGACGAGAAGCCTTTCGTCTTCAACGAGCTGACTATCGAGTGCGACGTTGGCTGCTGGGAGGACTATTCCCTGCAACCCGAGCTCCTTCTCCAGGTGAGCCGTGACGGAGGAAACACCTTCGGCAACGTGCGCTCCTGCAAGATGGGCCGGACGGGCGACTACTCCCACAGGGTACGCTTCATGGGGCTCGGGATGAACAGGCTCTGTGTCCTCCGGGCGACATACAGCCATCCTACTTCCCTGGAAATAACCGCGTGCTCCCAGCGAGTTACTCCGACCACGGGGGTCATCTGATGTTCAACGGGATAGTGAACAAGGGCTCAACGGGAGTAGACATCCTCGAGGTGCTCTCCGGCATCTGGAACGAGTACGATTCAGGGGACTGGCACGTCGTAAAGACGCCCATGTTCCTCGTGCTGGAGGCAACGCTGGACTCGGGAGCATCGCCACTCCCGTTCTCGTTCAAGGTGCCCGTGGCGGCGACAGTGGCCGGTACGGACGGTTCGGTGGCCGCGGTGATAGTCAGGCCCGGGGACACGGTGTTCGACATGCCGTTCCCCGGGGTGGCGACGATACAGGTTTTCGGGGACCGGGCATGCCCCAGGGCCCTACTTTCATAGCGACGGGGTAAGCATGGAAAACTCTGAAATAATTAGGAAAATACGGGTGCTCAACGACATGATGGAGGAGTACCTGGACAACCTCGAGATGGCATCCGCCGTCGAAGGCGGTGGCAAGGGGGAAAGGAAGAAGGACCCCAAGGAGGCTAGGTAGCATGTGGCCGGTAATCATAGGCGGGGCGCTCGCCGCAGGAAGCGCCGCTGGTAACTACTTGTCCGGGCTCGAGAACACCGAGCTCATGGAGGACGCGTACAACAAGATTTCCGGGATGGCCGACAGGGCCGTCGCCTCCAACGAGGGCGACATAGCCAACTACCGGAATCTCCTGGCATCGACCTACGGCGCGGGCAACGCCGCATACGGGGACGCGCTCGCCAAGTTCCTGAACAGCCCCGTGTACCAGAACGACGCGTTCTCATACGGGAAGGGCGTTGACGAGTTCCTCGACCCGGCCTTCAACCAGCGGGTCGACGCGGCGATGTCCCAGCTGAACAGGGAAGCCGCCAACAACGGGGGCTATTTTTCGTCAGATTTTGTCGCCCGTCAAGGGGCACGCCAGCAAGCTCTTGCTTCGGAGGAGTGGCAGAAGTCGTACGACAGGCTCATGCAGGACCGCAGCCAGGCGATGCAGGAGTACAACGCCAACAGCCAGAACGGGTGGAACAACTACAACGCGCAGCAGTCCCGCCTCGGGGCCGCCGTGGACGCGTACGGGAACGACAGGGCGCAGTATATCCAGGGCATGGGCGACTCGACACTCGCTTCCATGAACAACAGGCTCGGCGGGCTCAACACACAGGCGCAGACGACCATGGGTGTCGCCCAGGCAAACCAGGGCACTTCCCCGTGGAACCTCCTCGGAGGTCTCTCCAACGCCGGGGCTAGCTTCATGGGCTCCTACTTCGGGGGGCGGTAAGATGTCTTTCACGTTCAACTGGGCAGGGTTCACGGTACCCAACGCGGCGCCGAGGGACCCTTCTGAGCGCATGAGTTCCGACCTAAACGCCGTAGGCGCCAATGTAGGTGCCGCGGCGAGGGGCTACGAGAAGATGCAGGCGGACCGGGAATACTCCGCCCTACTTGGGGATTTCCGGGACAGGGGGCCGAGGCTCTTGCAGCTCCGGCAGGAACTGGCGAAACTCAGGGCTAGGAACGCCGAGATAGCGCAGCAGCTGGGTATATAGCATGGCGATGGCACCTTCGGCACAGGCTGTATTGCAGTTCCTCATGGGGCTGTCCGCGGGGGCGTCCTCTCCTGCCGCCGTGCTCATGGGAGGTGGACCGGCGACGCGTCCGGGAAGGACCACCTACCTAAACCTTCCCGGAAGGGACGACGTGGGGACGGGCGGATACCCGGAGGAGTTCGCACCGGAGCCGTACCACTACCACAACGTTGTGCATATCCCGGGTGCTCCAAACCTCAACCAGCACGGGAAGGCCGACATGCCGACAATCGACGAGGCCGGCATGCAGCAGACCCTCAAGGAGCACAACGACCTGCTGACAAAATATGTCAAGAGCCTACCGGCGAACGCCACGCCGAGACAGGTGCGCGACGCGCTAGAGCTCGGCCGGCAGGAGGAGAAGAACTACCCGAAGTGGTGGAACGAGTCCAAGGACCGCAGGCCGTTCTCCGTGTCGTCATCGGCGGTTTCCGGGATACGCATAACCCCGGAAGGCAACGTCGAGGTGCAGTGGGCGAGCAAGCCGGGAACATGGTACACGTTCCGCAAGTACGCGAACACGCACCTGGCATCCAAGGCTGCGCAGGAACTATTGAAGGCCGACTCCATCGGGAGGGCGGTGATGCCTTACCAGCGGAACGGTAAGCCATTGAAGTTCAAGGACCCTTCCATGGCATGGTGGAACAGGAAGAACTATGAGGCGGGCTACGCCAAGTAAGGAGTGACAGAAAATGACACAGGATTTCCAGTGGCAGTTCGTCGGGGCGACACCCGCGGCCCAACAGATGCAGGGATACCGTCCCAACGTGCCGGCACAGCCAGTGTCGGCCCCTGGCGTACAGTCCCGCGGCATGGCTACCTTCGACGTCCAGCGGAACGCGCAGGGTGCTTCCCTCATGGACGAATACCGCCGCAACGAGGCGAGGATTGCCGAGATTGAGACCGAGATACAGAATCTCGAGGCCAATGGCCAGGGGCTTGACGAGCTCGACATGGCCCTAGCCCGTAACCGCGCAGGGATAGGCGACACTGGGACTGCCCTCGCCCACCTTGGAAGGATTGACACCCGCGGCCAGCTCGCCAGGCAGGAAGCCTACAACGAGAGGACTCTCCAGCTCCGCAAGGCCGAGATGAAGAACGCCGGGAAGGGCGAGAAGACCGCCCGCCGGAAGGAAATCGACAACGCCTACATCATGATGTCCGAGGGAAGCCCCTCCGCACAGAACGCATGGAAGCGTGCAATCGCGTCCATGGAGGAAGACTACCTCCGCGACTTCGGCGAGAAATACACGCCGATAGAGATACCGACCGGCGCTACGGAGGACGCCACGACCTTCTCCGGGTGGGACGAGCTCTACAACAGGTCTCTGGATAAGGGGCGCCTCTCCCAGGCGCAGAAGGATTCCCTCCTCGAGTCCCTCATGAAGCTGCCCAAGGGACAGGAGAGGAACACCCGGGAGGAGAATCTGAAGCAGACCGGCACTCACGAGGGAAAGGCCGCGGCCGACGCGAAGGAAAGGCGCGAGGAAGAGGAAGCCATCAAGGAATCCGAGAAGATTTCCGGGTGGGACCTGAAGACCGGGGATTCCAAGACGTACAGCGCATCGAACGGAAAGACCGTCACCATAACCAACGTCGGCGGGAAGGTAAAGCGCACCTGCGGCAAGACCACGAGGTAAGTGCATGGACAAGCTCACGAGAGAAGAATGGCAAGGCCTACTCCACGACACGGCTCTCGCCGCTGCCGAGGACTGGGGCAAGTATACCCGCTCCAAGGGGTGGCGCACGGACGAGCTGGGCAGGAAGGGGACGTACGACAGAGTAATGGAACACCTGGCGAAGCAGTTCCCGTACGACGCCGTGACGAACGACGACATGCTGGAGCTAAAGGACCTCCCCGCATCCGGGATGTGGAAGTGGGCCCTCGGGATTGACCGCGACCCGCGCATACTCGCGAAGGAGAAGGAGGCGGCAAAGTTCCTCCCGCTCCTGGCCGGTGCCGCCGAAGAGGGCGAGGACTGGTACTCCATGGGCGGCGGGAAGCTGAAGATGAAGGCAGCCGACGAGTTCGGGTACCCGTACACGCAGGAAGGTTTCGCCGAGTTCCTGGACAAGCTCTCCGAATACCAGGGGGACTTCGACAGGGGCAAGCTGCTTGACGAGATGCGCTCGTCCGCGTGGTACATCCCTACCAAGCTGGCGTACCCATCGCTGACGGAATATTTCGAGCGGTCGATTGCCGATGGTTCCGACGTGGACAACGAGACTGTGGCGAAGCTGGCCGCGATTGATGCCGGTGCCGCTGCCGGTATAGTGGCCGCTCCCGGATTTCCCGCGGTGAAGGCGCTCCCCTCCCCGATGGAAGGGGTGGCCGGCGCAGCCCTCCAGGGCCTCTTCGAGACCGGGAGACAGGCCGGGGCGGCCTACACGGACGAAGGCGCCGAGTTCGACGCTTCCGCGCCGCTCGTGGCCGCGGGGATGGGATTCACCCGTCCGGGGATGCTCGGGACAGTACAGGCCCTCACCACGAGGGTTCCGGGAAGGTGGGCCCGCGACTTCACCCGCGGCATATCGAAGAGCTCCCGTGTCGGGGACCCGACCGTGGCCGAAGAGGAGGAACTCGCCCGGACGATACGGGACTACCTGAACACGAGACAGGACGCCGCACGCCTGGCATGGCGAAGCCTGATGTCCAATGGTGACGGTAGAGCGATGCGCTTAAACGTGTCGGTTCCGAGGTACGAGACCATAGTAGGTTCGCAGGAACGTGCCCCGGAGATACTGAAGCTGCTCGGGTTCGAACCGGCCGACCTGCCGTCACCGGCGAAGGTACTGAAACGGTACAGGAAGACTCCGGCATACACGCTTGAACTAACCAAGGAAGGGAAGTTCGAGCTCGCCGACTTAACGCCACAATTCAATGAAGGGACTGAAAATGCCGCCCGGATGGCGAAGTTCTTCCAGCTGAACAAGGCCAACGCCGACACGTACAAGAGGCTGTTCCCGGCCAAGTACGCCGACGAGGCGCAGAGTTCCCCGTGGAGGCTGGCCGGACTGCGTGCCGGACAGGGCATCGGCTACTTCGGCGGACGTGTCGAGCCGGCAATCAAGGTGAACCCGCTGGGAGTCGGCCCGTCGACATTCAAGGACTACAGGGACGAGACGTGGTACAGGGCCCTGAGCGCCGACCAGAAGAAGGTCGTCGACAGCGCGATGAAGGAGAAGGAGGACCGGTAGCTCCGGCCTACTTTCCGTGACGACGGAGGATTCGATGCTCACAGCAGAAGAAGCCATAGAGAAATTCAAGGAGTTCGAGCGCAGGGCTTCCGCACGGCGCAGCGAACAGGTGACGAGAATAAAGGACGACCGCCGCTTCCTTTCCGGGAAGCAGTGGGACATGACCGACGACACGTACTTCCCGGAGGCCACGAGGCCGAGGCGTACAATCAACGTGCTTTCCAACTCGATAAACTGCACTGTCAACAGCTACAGTTCGTGGCCTTTCCGCTGGTGGTCTCCCGTGGAGGAGGCCGACCGGGCGTGCAACGCGTTCCTCAAGTTCGGAGCCAACGGACGCGCCCCCCTCGACGCGCTGCACAACTCCGTGGCGTTCGGCCTCGGGTTCCTGGCCCTCGGTTCCGAGGACGTCCCGGACGGAGAGGGCGGAACCATGCCCGTCCCGGCGCTCTATTCCATCGAGAAGGTGGAGAACGTCTACTGGGACCCGGATTCCGTGTCACCCGCGGGCGACGATGCCGTCGAATGCGCGATAGTCGAGTACAGGAGCAAGGCGTGGGTCTCCGCCAAGTACGGCGACGAGTGGGTCACTCCCAAGGGCGAACGCGCCATCGTGAACGTCACTGACAACAAGGACTCCGAGACAATGGTCATCGTGACGTACTACCGCGTCGAGCGCGGGAAGTGCTCCGTGTACAGAATGCTGCATGACCGCTTCCTCGACGACCCGGCGGAGCTTCCGCTCTCCAGGCCGCCCGTGTTCCCAGTCTACGGAGAGAAGACATACGACGACAACGACGAGCCCCTGTGGGAGGGAATAGTCGCCAAGGGAAAGTCCATCCAGAAGGTTCTGAACTACTGCTGGTCTCAGCTCTCCGAGCGCCTGGCCATGTCACCCAAGCCGACCTTCATGACGAACTCCGACGCCGTTCCCGAGGCCCTCGCCCCGGGATACAAGACGTACCAGTTCAACGGGAACCCGCTGCTCCTCTACAAGAGGACGACGAAGGACGGGCACGTCGAGCTAAAGCCTCCCGAGAGAATCGACAACCGCGTGCAGTTCGACGACATTACCGGAATCATCGCGGCGCAGCTCGAGCTGCTCTCGACCATCACCGGCGTTGACGCCAAGGGCATCATGCCGGGCGAGACGCCCCAGGTGACTGCCACCCAGGTTCTCTACGAGGAGAGGCAGTCGCAGCTCTCCGTGCGCCACTTCTTCGACAACATGAAGGAGAGCTTCCGTGCAGCCGGCGAATGCGCCCTGCGCCTTCTCGGCGTAGAGGGACGCGTCGAGGTCATGTCCGGCCCGGACGAGAGGATGCAGCTCCAGGTGGCTCGCCAGGAACTCATGCAGCTCATGGGCATGGTGCCGGAAGACCGCAGGATGCAGTTTGTGAACGGCATCTTCATGTCCCACCCGGACAACGCCGTACTCCGAAACGTCTTCGGGGCCATAAACACCGCGGAAGGACCGTCCTCACTCGAGCAGGAGGCGTTCCAGACCGTCGAGATTATGAAGGAATCCATCGTGCAGAAGGACCAGGAAATCACGGACCTCCGCGAGCAGATAAAGAACCTTGAGTTCGAACGCGCGAACAACGAGCGAGACCTCCGGGCAGACTTCGCCAAGAAGGCCGTCGACCACCAGTACAAGCAGGAGGACATGGTTCTCCAGGCCCGCCTCGACGCCGGTCTCGACCGCCACAAGGAAGGGTTCGAGGCGCGTCGCAACGAAATCGCCCTGGAGAAGGACATGATAGGCCTCGAGTCCGCAAGGCAGAGGTTCCAGACCGACAGCGTCAAGGCAGCGATGGAACTGGCACGCGGCATGGAACCGGGAGTGAAGAAGAATGAAGATTAGCCTCTCTGAAAACCAGTGGATTGATTCCAGCGGCCGTCCCCTCGCGGCCGGCCGCGTGACCGTGCTCCTGCACGACTCCGACACACCGGCGGACATCTTCACGCTGGAGGGCAACGCCTTCGTGGCCAAGCAGAACCCGTTCGTCCTGGACGACGGGGGACGCTCCGAGTCCACCTGGTTCGACGCCGGGATTGTCGACGTGAGGCTCGAGCGCTACAACGGGGTTCCCGGGAGCTACTCCCTCGTGGACACGTACTCCGACGGGTTCGCCCCGTCCGGCGCCAGGAACGACACGGTAGTCTACGGGATGGCCGGGCTGGCCGATGCCGATACCGCTCTCGGGACGGTGACGGTCGTAGGATACAACTCCGCCCATGATTGCGGGGAGAGGACGTTCGTATGGGACGACTCCTGCACGGTCGCTCCCGACGTAGGCGCGATAGTCTCCTCGAACTGGACCGTGACGGGCCGGTGGATTCTACTCTCGGAATCGCGCGAGATGCCGTCCACATGGTACGGGATAGCCGCCGGGGAGGACGAGTCCAACGTCTCCGCGTTCCTCACGTACCCTTCCCGGGTCGGACAGTGGAACATCCCGCTGCCCCCGGTGCCCCGGTTCCTGCCAGGGAACTACTCCGTGGCGGGAACGTTCTCCACGCAGAAGGACATCATGTTCGATTCCGGCGCTAAGTTCGCGAACGCTACCTTCCAGTGCCGCTCGGCCGAGGTCGCCCCGTCGTCTGACTACGTGGCGGACTTCCGGTTCTCCGCGCAGGACATGGCGCATTCCGCTTGGTTCCGAACCGTCGGCTCCTTCTGGCAGTGCGGCGCCTTGGAGCTCTTCCAGGACGCCACCAACCACTTCGCCACGACGGCGGTCAACTCGACCTTCACCGTCTCGAAGGCGAGGATTTCCGGGAGGCCGATATCCTACACTGGGACCGGCCTCATGACCCTCTCCGGGTGCCTCCCGGAAGACCGCTCGCTCTCCACTGCATGGAACCTGAAGTTCACCGGGATGACGTTCACAGACAGGTGGTTCGCCGATTCCGGCTGGGACTTCGGGACATGGCCTTCCCACAGGACATGGTGCGCCGACAGCGACAACACGATACTCCTGTCAAATTTTGACAGCGCGGACGTGTTCGAGCTCCTAGTGGCCTCGGCCCCGAACTCCAGGACGAGCATCGACCTCGAGGGACGTTCCGTCCAGCTCGTGGATTCCTGGATGCCCTTCATCCACCTCTCCAACGGGACGGTTGGGATACTCAAGCTCTCGCACGACGCGCAGCTTACCGGCCTGACGGTGAACGACCTCCAGATGGACTCGTGGACTGCCACGTTCACGGCGTACCGCTGCGCCCTCCACGTAACGAAGGCCCTGGCCGGGACGATATCCTTCCGCGACAGCAACGTGTGGCTCGGATACCCGGTATCCACGGCAAACACCGCCTTCGAGGCGGAGGGTTCCACCATCGACCTGACGTCGGCGTCAATCACCCGGCCTAACGCCCCGGGCGGCAAGGGAGGCGGAGTCACCCTCCGTCGCTGCCGCCTGCTCAACGGGACGGTAGACGGCGCGGTGATGACGGTTCAGGACTGTGTGCTCTCGGGTACCTCCGTGCGGCTCGTCCCGTACATGGAGTCCTCCGCATGGCACATCGCGGGCGTGTTCGAGCGCAACTCGTTCGTCGGCGCGTGCGCACTGTCCATACTGTCCAGCCTCGACCTCGCATCGGGCGCGTCGGTGAAGGACTGCATCGTGGACAGGCTGGACATCGTTGACAACTCCTTCGTGACCACCCTCCCGTACGGTGTCTACATGCCGTTCTGGGCGGAGGACATGCAGCACAGGTTCGTGTCCGGGTGCGTGGCGTCCATGCAGTGGACGGGCGACTTCGGGGCTACCTGGGGAATCGCGTTCCACTACCTGGGAAACACCGGGAACTGCCCGGCCGTGTTCGGGACCAGCGCGACTCTGGGGAGATTGGGCAGCACGAGGCTGTTCACCGCGGACTTCACCCCCGACGGGGGATGGGAGCTCTCGGCATGGTCAGGGACCCCGTTGATGCAGGTGTTCTGCCTCCCGGTGACTCCCGGAGACTACGGGGCTGATTCCGGGGGAACCTGGGTGATAGGGGACAGGGCGAAGGCCGTCGCCCCGTACAGGGCCACCGCGGTCGGTGGACAGCACGGGTTTTTCGCGCTCCCGTTCCACATGTATGTCCCGGTGTGCGCGATAGACCCGTCGCAGCCCAACTACATGTTCTCCGTGCTCCTGATGGCCGACGAGACATACAACGGGATGGCGGTCATGCCGGTGGCCGGCGAGGCGTAGCCCTACTTTCTGTCCAGAAAGGGGGTTATCCCGAATGGAACTTTTAAGGCTTTTTCCCGCGACCACGCAATTCGAACTGAAGAACGGCCTGCCCAACACGGGCGGGCGGATTCTCGTCTACTTCGAGGGGACGGACGACCTGGCCCCGGCATTCGACGTCGACGGCAGCCAGCTCCCGCAGCCTGTGATTCTCGATGCCGACGGGCGTGCTCCCGGATACTTCGTCGACGCGGCGTACCTCTACCGCCTGGAAGTCCAGGACGCCTACGGCGCCCTCCTGTGGACGGTGAGGGCGATGGCCCCGTCGGGGGGCGGCGCGGGCAGCCAGCTCGGGAAGGAATACAGTGTAATCTCCTCCGACGGCACTGTCGTCGTCACGGGGACCCTCGCCGCCGGGGTCATGACATACGACCTCTCCACGAAGGTGACTTCCGACGCGGCCCAGTGGGGCTACAGGCTTTCCGCCCTGTCCGTCCTCGACGGCGGTAACGAATGGGAGGAGTTGCAGGGCCTGTCCACGCAGGGAAGCGTGGAATACGACGGCGGGTGGAAGGCGACCGCAGACTGCTGCGCCGACATAGCCGTCGACGTGTCCATGCCGTCCGGCAACCCGACCGCCCTCTGCACGGTCGACATCATGGCGCAGCTTAGCGTCGGGGGTACTGTCGTCGCCACCAGGGAAGGGATGCTAGACCCCACGGAGCCGGTCGGTTCCGTTTCCTTCGCATGGAAGGGCGAGCTCGTAAAGGGCCAGACCGTCGACTGCCGCGTGTACGCCAGGGCCAAGTCCGGGATGACCCTCGGGCTTTCCGCCGCTTCGACGTACAACGAGGAGCGCGACGGCATAGTCGGTAACGGGGGAGGCGGAGGAGGCGGGGGTACGCAGTACATCCCCGGCCAGTTCATCAGCATAGACTCGGCCGACGTCATTTCCGTCACCGGCGTGATGCCCTATTCCGGGATGGGCGAATACGCGAAGAAGACCTACGTCGAGTCCTCCGTTTCGTCCAAGCTGGACGCTACCGCAGCATACACTCCCGCGTTCGGCTGGGATTCTTCCGGGAGCATCAGCTCCATAGACGGGAGCGCTGTAGCCGGAGGCGGTGGCGTTGACTCATCCACAGTGTCCTCCATAGCGAGTTCCTACGCTGCATCCGCGGCTAGCTCCAAGCTGGACGCCACGGCCTCGTCCATGTTCGTCACGTCCACCGCCGGACTCCAGCCCAGCGGCGACTACGCATACAATTCAAGCCTGTCTTCGAAGCTCGACTCCTCCGCGGCATACTCTCCCGTGTACGGATGGGATGCCTCCGGGATGATTTCGTCACTCGACGGCAGCGCCATCGCCGGACACGACACGACCGCCACGGGCAACTTCGTCCGTCATGACGAGGTAAACCTGGCCATCGGAGATTCTGCGTCAGCATACAACACAGCATTTGCCCAGGGAGTTAATGTATGGGGGTCGGCCGGTGGATTCGTGCATGGCCGCAGCAGCCATGCCGCGCACGCATCCATCGCGCAGGGTGACGAGTGCGGTGCCGTGGTCGATTCCTTGGCGCAGGGTCACTCCGCTTATGCAGGATGGAGCTCCTTGGCACAGGGATATGACGTACGCGCAAGTGAACGCTCCCTGGCACAGGGGGCGTCAAACAGAGCGTGGATGGATTCTGTCACAATAGGTAGCGGAAACAGTGCCAACGAGTTCTGTACCCTCATAGGAAGAGGCCTACGAGCATCCGGCTACATACCCGAAGAATACTACCGGTCAGGTACTGAATTTATTCATGAACATTCCGGGGATGTCATAAACGGGCTCACGGCATTTGGGAGGTACAACCGTAGTCGATGGGAACCGTTCGCTATCGGTGACGGCACCGCTGACAGCGCACGCCACGATTTGATGGTAGTCAAGCGCGGCGGGGAGATAGTGCTGTACAGCGGTATAGCTGATACGGCAGGATTCCCCGTGAAAGAGTCGATACTCTCGGTACTCTCAGCGACCTCCGTACTGAGCGCATACGTTCCCGAATCTGCAATATCGTCCCTCTCCGCTTCATGGAACGAGGTAAGCGCGAAGCTGGACGAGAGCGCGTTCTCTTCCGTCTCCGGGACGTTCCTGACCGCAATACCGGCAGAATATGCGACGACCGGTTATGTCGACTCTTCTGTCTCCGGGAAACTCGACGAGAGCGCGTTCAGCGCGGTCTCCGGGACGTTCCTCACGTCCGTCGACCTGAGCGACTACGCGACCACCGCATACGTGGATTCCAGCGTGTCCTCGAAGCTCGACACCACTGCATTCTCGACCGTATCGTCAACGTTCCTCACAGGCGTTGACCTGTCAGATTATGTCACAATTTCTTCCATAAGCGCCGAGTCCTCGACGTGGAACGGAGTCAGCGCGAAGCTCGACGAGAGCGCATTCAGTTCCGTTTCCGGCACCTTCCTCACGGCCGTCCCGGCTGAATACGCGACCACCGGTTACGTCGATTCGTCCGTATCCGGGAAGCTCGATTCCACGGCGTTCTCGGATGTTTCCGGCACCTTCCTCACGGCCGTTCCTGCCGAGTACGCGACGACCGGGTATGTCGATTCCTCGGTCAGCTCGAAGCTCGATTCCACGGCGTTCTCGGATGTTTCCGGCACCTTCCTCACGGCGGTTCCGGCTGAATACGCCACCACCGGTTATGTGGATTCGTCGGTGTCATCGAAGCTGGACAGCACCGCATTCTCCGACGTCTCGGGCACATTCCTTACTTCCGTTCCCGCAGAATATGCGACTACTGGATACGTGGATTCATCCGTCTCCGGGAAGCTCGATTCCACTGCGTTCTCCGACGTCTCGGGCACATTCCTTACTTCCGTTCCCGCAGAATATGCAACTACGGGATACGTCGATTCGTCCGTATCCGGGAAACTCGATTCTACGGCATTCTCCGACGTGTCCGGTACGTTCCTGACGGCGGTGCCTGCCGAATACGCCACGACTGGATATGTAGACAGCTCCGTGTCCTCGAAGCTCGACAGCACGGCGTTCTCGACCGTATCGTCAACGTTCCTCACGAGCGTGGACCTTACCCCGTACCAGACGACCGCGGACATGAGCGGGTACTTGCAGACAGGAGAATCCGCCAACTACTATCCGGCTTCCAACCCGTCCGGGTTCATTACGGGAGTGGACTTGACGGACTACGCCACTACCGCATACGTCGTTTCCTCGGTAAGCTCCAAGCTGGACACGACCGCGTTCAGCACGGTGTCCGGTATGTTCCTGACCAGCGTGGACCTGTCCGACTACGCGACCACCGCATACGTGGACTCCAGCGTGTCCGGCAAGCTCGACAGCACCGCTTTCGACCCGGATGCCTTCTACCCGAGCGGAAACCCCTCCGGGTTCATTACGGGCGTGGACTTGAGCGACTACGCGACCACGGCCTACGTTGATTCAAGCGTGTCCGGCAAGCTCGACGCGACCGCGTTCAATACTGGCGACTTCTATTCGACCTCGAACCCGAGCGGGTTCATCACCGGTGTCGACCTGAGTCAATACCAGACGACCTCGGACATGAGCGGGTACTTGCAGACGGGCGAATCCGCCAACTACTACCCGGCCAATAACCCCTCCGGGTTCATTACGGGAGTTGACCTGTCCGACTATGCGACCACGGCGTACGTGGATAGCTCCGTCTCCGGCAAGCTGGATTCGACCGCGTTCAATACGGGAGATTTCTACTCGACCTCGAACCCGAGCGGGTTCATCACCGGTGTCGACCTCTCCGACTATGCGACCACTGCATACGTGGATTCCAGCGTGTCCTCGAAGCTGGACAGCACGGCTACGGGCGACTTCTACTCGACTTCGAACCCGAGCGGATTCATCACCGCATCCTACTCGCCGACATTCGGATATGACGGAACTGCCATCAGCTCCATCGACGGCTCCGCGCTTGCCGGTGGCGGTGGCGTTGACTCATCCACGGTCTCCGCGATAGCATCCGCCTACGCCGAAAGCGCGGCGAGCTCCAGGATGGCGATTTCTGATTTGGGGTCTTCCAACTCGAACATCCTAGTATCTGGCGGTGCAGAGTTTGGCGTGGCATGGACCGGATTTTCCGGGACACAGCTAGGCCTTGTCAACAGCATGGATTTCTTCGAGAGCGGCAGGACATACTATATCTCCGGCCTTAACGGATGCGCCGTATATGACTTATCCGCACAGGACGGGATTACGGCACTTAGCGCGGAAATAGGCGACATCAACACCATCCTCCAGAGTATCTAGTATGACGATAGCTACCGAACTGAACCGCATCATATCGGCCAAGAACGACATCCTCTCGGCCATCAACGACAAGGGCGTGTCCACGGCCGGCACGACCTCCATCTCGCAGTGCCCGGCCCTGATTAACGCGATTGTTACGGGAGGCGGTGGAGGGACGCCTACGCTGCTGAACTCGTCAATTTCATCGGAGGTAATCTACACCTCGCACTTTAACATCACGGCAACACAGATACCCGTATCGGCCTATGATTACCTTTACTCGAGCCTCTCGATGTATAGTACATCGACCACCGCCTCCGGGACGGCATTGGTCGGTACCTTTCTCAACTATGCGTATAAACGTGCCGATATGATGTTCGACCCTTCGGTGCGCGATGTGGGGGGACTATCGGCAGCGTGGATACCGATGTACAGTGCCGGCACTGCCGTATTTACTGTGGGCGTACGGAATGGTTCTGCCAACAACCGCTCATCGTTCTATGCCAGTAGCTATACATCTGCCGCGCTAACCACGGCAAACTCCGGGAACGAGATAACTCTCGCGGCATCAAACATAACCGGAATCAACAGCGCACTGAGCGCACACCCAGGTCGTCTCCTGGCGGTAAGGGTGGAGTTGCGGGTTAATGCGTCACTCTCATCGACATTTTTACCAAATTATAACCCGCAGTCGGCCTATGTTTCCGCCTCCGCGATGACGCCCACCGTTACCGGCACGGCATTGCCGTACCCGGACAGGCCGGAAAGTTCAGTCCTCCCCGTTGACGTGACGGCGAGGTCGGTGGAGAATATAACCGGTTCCGGGAAAGTGAGTGCGTCATATCTTGAAATATTATTTCCGAAGACCGGCTCCGGCTCGAGATTCTATACGGACGTGGAGACATTTTTCAGCGCATCCGGCTCGCCAGAAGATGGCGCGGACGGAGCCTACAACCCCACGGTCAAATCGGCAAGATATCAATCAAACGAAGTCACTCCCGGATTCTCAATGTACAACGCATTCGAATCCGCGCAGAGTTCATGCACTGGGTCGGCAGTGTACAATCCATACCATGTCACATACGGGACATCGGATTACTCGTTCTCGGCCCCTTCACCGGAAACAGTAGTGCCTGTGATGGTATCGAATACCGTCATCCAATAGCCACAGGAGTGTCAGAAAATGTCAGAAAGCATAAACAAGGTACTAGCCGACCGCGCCCAGTCCTTCACTACTGCGGAGCAGAAGCAGGCACGCGACAACATAGGCGCCCAGGCTTCCATAACGTATTCCTATTCCGGGTCTTCCATTACCGGAATCGACGGGAGCGCCCTGGCGGGCACCGGGTCGCTCTCCACAGTCGCCCGTGACGCGAACCTCTCCGGCAACGGGACCAGCGGCTCACCGCTAGGGCTCAACTCGGCAATCAACCTGGAATGCTCCGGGGACTTTTACGGGAGCTCCCTGGTCGCCCTCGGGTGGACGCCCGGTGCCGAAGGCTACGGCACGTCCAACGGCCTCCTCGTGTCCGCGTACTCGGGGAACAAGGCGGTCAAGATTACGTACGCCGGGATATACGTGAACCATCCCGCATCCGGCATAGGCGGGGACGCCCAGACATCCTACTACGGCGCCTCCCCGGACCTGTGGTACAACGGGTCTTCCCAGTACCTCAAGCATACATGGTTCGACGAGTCCGGGATGCGCATGGAGGACAAGGGGCTGTCGAACCACTCGGCCGTCTACGGGGCATCCGCCGCCCAGTTCTGGGACCACGACCTCGGTCAGCAGGTCTGCGACGCCAGCTCCATCTACCGCTGGAACCACATGTCCGGCGGGGGCAGGGCCAGGAACAGCGCAACTCTCGTGTGGGACCATGACACGGACTCCACGCACGTCTACCACGTCACGGGCGTAATGAACAACGCCGTGAACTACGTGCTGGTTTCCGGGCATTCGGCGGACGTCTGCAACATCCTCATCGAGGCACCGGCGATAGGCTCCGCCGAGGATTACGATTACGCCGTGCAGTTCGACTGCGTAGATTCCGAGGGCAACGCCTCGGTCGACGTGGAGAACGCATACCCGGAAATCAAGCAACAGTACAGTCTTACCCAGTCTATCGCCTACCTGAAGACGGAGCTTACCACGGCCACCGCGGCCTGCGAGCCGGATGCGGCCATAGTGAAGGACTACGAGGGCAACAACAAGCACATGTGGCTGGTTCCCGCGAGCTATCCGGGAGGTGTCACTGAGTTCACGACCACGGCGATGCCTGGAGTGCTCTCCGGCGTGACGCTCAACACCACGAAATATACAGACCACACGGTCGACTTCGGCTCGGCTTCCCCGACCTACCAGGTGAGGGTGCTGGGCGAGGGCTGGAACATGAGGAAATTCTGATGAACTTCCTGCAAATAAGCCTTACAAATCGGTGTAACTTCTCGTGTCCCACTTGCCCCATGGGTAAGTGGCGCAATTCTGAGCGTCCTCGCTGGCCACTGAACAACGAGGAACTAATCCCATGGCTGGAAAAATATGTCAATCCCAGGGACTGGCTCATTGAACTTACGGGTGGCGAACCGTCCCTCTACGCCGATATAACACAACTTCTCAAACAGCTGTCGGCGTGGGGGGTACGGACCATAGTAAAGACTAACGGTAGCGGGGACCTTCCGCATCTTCCGGGAGTGACCCTCGTAGCGGCATTCCACAAGCTGGAGGAGCCTCCCAAGAACTATGACGTGTACTTAATCGTCGATAAGTTGCAGAGGGAGGCCAAGGAAGCCTACTGTCGCGAACACGGCATTCCTTACAAGGTCATAGGATTCAACAAGGAAAACCCTGACGGGGCCACCCACGGGTTCAAGATGTGCGCGTACATTAATCCGGCCGGACACCAGGTCGGGTGCCAGGCGAGGATGCCGTTGCAGAGGATAATGTGTGACGGGAAGGACCACGGGAGAATACCTTTCCGGCCTCTAGTGTCTATGGAGTGCTGCGGGAATTGCAAGCCGGCCATCGACGCGTGGCGCTTTTTATAGGGGGTATGGAATGGAAAATCTTTCACCGGAAATTGTCGGCGTAATCGTGGCCCTGCTCGGGTCGATAGCCACTTTCATCAAGTCGCGTGCCGACGTGAAAAACATCAAGGATGACCGCTCGGCAACGGCGGTCGCCAGGGACAAGGACAGCCAGGAACTCCATGACATGGTACTAAAGCACGGGTTCATGATAAGCGAGCTCAGGGACAACCAGGCCCACCATGCACAGGTGTTCGATGACTTGCGCGACCAGGTGTGCGCACTGAACGTCACCGTTGCCGAGCTCACCATCACAATAAAGAACCTGATGGAAAAAATAACGGAGTTGAAAAAGGAAAAATGAGAAAACCCGCCGAGGAAGTTCCTCGGCGGGTGTAGGTGTAGGTGTATTTGACCTAAAAACGGCCAAATCTACCGACAAGACAAATATAGCGAAAACCGGAGAGGTCAAAATGAAAAATAAAGTTTACACTACGGTCAACGTCCTCAACCTTGTCCTGGTTGTCATCAGGATTGTCAAGGAACTCCGCGGGAAACCAAAAAGATGATTACGACCGCCATCGTTGTCATCGTATGGCTGGTCCTTGGGAAGTTCTTCCAGGAACGGTGGTACAAGTGACATTAAATGTCACAAAAATTTAAAAAAGTGTCAAAAAGTGGCACAAAAATATTGAAAAACCGATAAACATGTTATAGTTTTATGGACATGGATATCAAGGTTTTTATTCCCGTGGAGACCGGCCCAGTCCTGGAGCACGACGTAATCCACATACCCAATACGGAGGGGAAGACCCTCTCCGAAAAAATATCATACATGCGCCGTTACCATGCGGACTGGTACATCTTCCGTCACGACGACCTGACAATGCAGGCGCCTCTGGCCGACATCGTTCCCATGCTCGAGATAATGGACAGGGAGAACGTCGGGGTTGCCGGGGTAATCGGCACGCTCTGCCTCTACAGCTCCTGCATGTGGTGGTCCCCGATGCGCCCGCAGGTCACTGTCGGGGCCATAACGCAGGGGTTCGGCGACGGGCAGCCCGACGTGCTGATGGCGGACGGCCCCGGACTACGTACTGACGCGGTGTCCGTGGACGGCTGCTTTATGGCCTTCTCCCGTAAATTCCTCGAGCAGTACGAGGAGCACCCCTTCCACTGGCGTTTCGGCTATGACGTCGACGCGTGCCTCCAGGCCCTGAAGAAGGGATTCAAGGTGGGGATTATACCGTTTCCGTGCCGTCACCAGAGCGAGGGCAAGTTCGACCCGGCGGAGTTCGGGGAGGCCCGGGACAGGCTGCTAGAATACTGGGGAGCGAAGGTGGATTTCCCGGTGATAAATAGTTCAAAATTTGTTGACAGAAAATGACACAGAATACCAGGAGAACAATATGCTAGCCTCAATCGACCCGGCTCATCCATTCATCCAGCTCGTATGTTCCGGCGGTTCCGGGTGCCGCTTCTACAGGGCGTCCATGCCCGGATTCACCCTCAACTGGTTCGAGGGCCTCGGCTTCCACTGCATAGAGGTTCCGCAGCCACTTCTTGAGCCGGGGATGCTCAACGCGACACGGGCGATAGTCCTCAAGTCAGCCGCCGGGTGGCAGGGCTTCGAGCTGCTGAAGCAGCTGGCCGCCATAAGGCAGAAGTTCCCGCACCTGCGCATAGTCAACGACTTCGACGACGTGTGCTTCGGGAATAACGTCGTCCGCGAAGGCGACTCGGACTTCGAGGCCTTCAAGATGAAGGAGTTCGACGACAGGCACAACGCGAGCACGATAGAGGCGCTGAAGCTCTGCGACCTCGTGACTACGACAAACTCCTACCTCGCGAAAAAGTTTGAGGAGGTGGGCGCGAGGGTGAAGATTATCCCTAACGCCGTGCCGCGCTCCATGTGGAGCCTGCCGAGGAGGGAACCCGCGAAGGAGGACCTCAAGGTAATCAACGTGACTTTGACACAGTGCCCCCAGCATGCGGTGCCCGCCCACAAGGACGAGAACGGCAACGACGTGAAGGCCAGGATAGGCGACTACGAGAGCGCCGAGTGGCGCGAGTGGCTCGTGAAGCACGTCAAGGACGGGGACATCCGGCTTACGCAGATGGGCGGGCCCAGCTTCATGTGGGACGGCGTGCAGGAAAGGGTGCGCAGCCTGCCGTGGGTAACGCCCAACAGGTTCGCTTCCCTCATGACGAGGACGAACCCGGACCTGGTAATCGCACCCATGGTGCCGTGCGAGCTGAACCGCTGCCGTTCCGACCTCAGGTACGTGGAGGCCGCCGTGTGCTCCGCCGCATTCCTCGGGTCGGACTTCCCGGATTCCCCCTACGCGAACGTCCCGGAGGAATCCAGGGTTCAACTGGGAGCGACCGTTGAACAGCTGGACGAGAAGCTGCGTATGCTCAAGGACATGGACACGTTCAACTCCCTGGTGGAGCGCGGGTGGAAGTTCCTCGTCGAGGACGGGCGCATAATGGAGTCCGAACAGTGCCTGGCGAGGTACGTTGAGGCGTGGGCGATGCCGCCGAAGAACCAGATAAACTTCGACCTTATATAAGGAGGAACAACATGGTACAGGGATTCGAGGACGACATCAAGTTCGCCTTCGAGAAGTTCGCTAGGCTGAACGGCCTCCCGGAACCGAAGTGGGGCGACGACGAGGAATCCGTGGAGACGGAGGAGAGTCCAGATGGCGGGTAAGCTGTTCATAATGATAGGGGTGCCCGGCTCCGGGAAGTCCACCTTCGCCCGTAACGTGCTCGCCACGGCGTTCGACGCCGAGATAGTGTCCTCGGACGGAATCCGCAAGGAGCTCACGGGCTCGGAGGAGTTCGCCGAGGGGGACGGCGCCAGGGTCTTCCGGGAGTTCGACAGCCGGATAGCCCGCCTCCTCGGAATGGGGAAGGACGTCGTGGCCGACGCTACGAACGTACATCCTAGAGACTGGGCGAGGCTGTCGAGGCTCGTGGACGTCCCGTACCGCAAGGTGGCAGTCTGGATGGACATCACCCCCGAGGAGGCCATGCGCCGCCAGGAGAATCGCGAGCGCAAGGTACCCTACACGGTGGTCGACCGGATGTGGCACTGCATGTACTCTAACCGGAGGGAGATGCTCTCCTACTTCGGCGACGACGTTGCGGAGGTGAAGGGCGACGGGAGCGTGGTATGGCCGGACGGTTTAAGATAAACCCAAGGGAAACCGCGATGGAGAACCTGTTTCGGGCCGCCACCTACTCGGTGGCCTGGTACTACCCTCGCATGGGATGGAACAGGAGGACGGTAGGCCAGGACTGGGACGACCTGTTCGGCGACGCCGTGGCGGAGACCGTCAGGAACTTCCTGGTCTCGAAGGTGCGCGGGAAGAAGTACAGGCGCGAGTTCCCCTTCTTCCAGAACGTGCTCTCGTCTACGTGGGCTACATACAACATGGTCACTGCGAGGCACGAGAGGGGAAGGAAGGCCGTCACGGGGGAAGACATCGAGGAGATGATTGGGCGGATGCCCGAGTCCTCCAGGCCGGTCTACAACTGCACGAGCAAGTTCGACAGGAGGCCAACGGAGAATCCGGGATACGAGAAGGCCGTCGCCGTCCGGGAGGCCTACGAGGACATGAGGGACGACGCTGAGGCCATGGGGCTGCGCGTGATGGGTTTCCAGGAGTTCGTCACCGCGTCGGGGGCCCGGAAGGACCCGGAGACCATGTACTACCTCGCGGAAGGGCCGGACAGGCGTATAATGCGCGAGCAGCTGGCGAGGGACCTGAAGGACGGGAAACCCGTCCCGGATGGGATGGAGTTCCTGGTGGCGCTCGCCTTGGGAAAGAGGAAGAAAAAATGAAACACGTGTTCAACGGGATATATGTGGCAATGCTGCTGTGGTTCGCCAGGCGAACCGTCAAGAAGGCAGTGCAGGACTTCGAGTGCGACATCCCCGTCAGGGTACTGTACCGCGGGGAATACTGGAACCTGCTGATAGGCGGCCACTGCGTCGCATACCAGTCATACGATTCCTCCGCTAGGGACATGGTGATGTCCACCGCCAGGAAGATACTGTCGGAACTCCCTGGTCTCCGGGGGAAGCTGGTAGTGACCCAGGACGAGGACGCCGAGCTCGAGCTGCCGGAGCGGATAGAGTTCCTCGACGATGACTCCCTCGCCACGCTGGAGAGGATTCTAGCCGAGAGTGACCTGGTGGAGGACGTTTCGTAGACACAAAAAAGGACGGGCCTCCCGGCCCGCCCCGGACTTGGATTGAAGAAAGCTAGCCAGGACCGAACGTGGCGCAGACGGTGAACTCCTGCTGGTCTTCCCAGCCTGTTCCTTCCAGCCTGAACATCACGCGGTCGATTAGGTCGTTGGGACCCACGCTCCCTCCGGGAACGACGGACCCCTCCTCGGTGACGGAGGGTATGTACCTGTCTCCCGAGAACGATACGTGAACGGTCAGCTTCCCGGCGAGGCGGTCGGCACCGGTGCCCATCACGGCGGCCCCGACGTTGATTCGGAGCAGCTCCTTCTTGGAGAACATAGACTGGCTGGAGACCAGACCCCTACGGTGGCTCCACACCGTCGACTTGACGGCGGGGACCTTCCTGGAGAAGATACTAAGTATTCCCACAGTCCTTACCCTCCCCGGAAAGCCCCCGGAGTCTACTCATGAGCTCCCTGTCGACCTTCACGTTTTTCAGTTGTTTTTCGAACCACCCGGTAAGCCCTCCGGGCAGCAGCTTCAGGTAGTCGACCGTCTCTCGGAGGTCGGGGCTCACCCTCATGTTCACCTTGAAATCCTTCATGGTCTCCAATGTAGCTTTTTCGGCCATGTCAGTCCTCCTCTACGCCGTCGTCGAGGAAGCATTCTTCCGTGGTGGCCACCCTGGCATTCCCCGAAGCGAACTCCTCGGATACGGCGTTCTCCATCTGTTCCTGTCGCCATCTTTGCAGCTCCGCCTTCTCTTCCCCGCACAGGGAATCCTCCAGGCGGTAGGCCTCGTCAAGTTCCTCCCGGCTGGCGTCGCCGGAAGAGAACACGTCCTTCACGTAGTTGAGAGCCCAGCTCATTTTCCACTCCGTCGGCTCATCTCATGGCGATGTCGAGAAATCCTTCGACGTCTACGGTTATCGACAGTATGTCCGAGGCTTCCGGGATGGCCTCCTGTATCATCCGGGAGAGCTTACCGGCCTGGGGCCGTACAATGGCGTCCGTGGTCTTCTCGAGGCCCTCGCGGAGCGGAACCCCGCAACCGTCGACCCTGGAGCTGTACGTGCTTGTGCCGAGGGACGTCTCGACACTCGCGGATATCCTCATGAAGTCGGGTATACCGCCGACGTTGCGCGGGGTCGCGAACATGCCCGCCCTGTGAATCGCTCCCAGGATGGCCATATCCATCGCCTCGTCTATCGTGTTGCCGGGAACCCTTACCAGGTTGGCCTTCGCGCAGAGGGAGTTGAGTATGTCCCGTTCCGTGTCGGTGAACTGCGCGAAGGCGCCCTTAGGTATGAGCAACTTCTCGTCACGGTAGATTGCCGCGTTTACCGGCTTTATGCTGTAGGTTCCTTTCTGCATTATAAACCCCCGAGCTGGTACGCTATCGTGGAGACTATCGCGGCTGCTCCCTGGCGGTCTACGGAGTGCTCCACGCCGTTCACGAGAAACGTGATTTTCCCGCCGGATGTTGTTGGCTTCGATGCCCCTATGGCGGAATTTTTGGGAGCGGCCTTCCGTCTCGCGAGTTCGGCCCTTCGCCTAGTCCGGGAATCCCCTTCGGAGGACGACATATGTGCCGCCTTCTCGACATGTTCCCTAGAGTAGAACGCCGTGGACCCGATAGTGAAGGCCGGTACGAGGGTTCCCTCGATTCTCCACCTGGAGACCGTGGCGACCGTCTTGCAGACCTTCCTGGCGAACGTGGCGCTGTCCATCCACGGCCACGCCGGGAGGCTCCTTCCCCTCAGCCGGAACTCGCCGACGATGCGGTCGACTATGGAGCGCCTCCCGGCACTCTCCGCCGCGGACTTGGCCATGGCCACCTCATCCTCGGTGAAGAAGACTCCACGTCCCATCCTGTGACCGAACCCGTCGATTCCGGCGATTGCGTGCGCCGTGCGGAGCGTCCCGGTGGAAATCCCCGCGGCCTCCGCGCACTGCTCGTATGTGTAGACTTTTGTACTGTCGCTCATCTGTCCTCCTGTATGCACGTACAGTTTATACGTACGTCCTTACAAATATGGGAAAATCCGGGAGGGGTCAAACTGTAAAAAGTTTTTTACTATGCGGCGCCTGAAATTTCCGGGAGACCTACAAAGACCCAGCGGTGCTTCCCGGTTTCCTTGTCGAGCCTGTACCGGTACCCCTGCTCTATCTTCCTTTTCCTGTACTCGCGGCAATAAGCGTTCTGTTCCTCTCGGTGCTCCGCGTGGTATTTCTTGCCATGTTTTGAGTTGTATCCAGGGTGTTTCGACAGGAACCTATCCATGTTCTCCTTAATCTGTTTCTGGTGGGTGGAGGCATACTGCCTGGCGTATTCGGCACTTTCCGACCTGTGTGTCTCGCGGTACTCCTTCTGGTACTCGCTGTTAGCCTGTTTCTCCTCATCCGTACGTGAGGCCCTGCGTCTCCTTGCACGCTCCCTCCCGGACTCCCTGTTGCGGTCTATGTTCTTGACGTAGGACTTGCGTTTCTGCTGCTTCACGGCGAGTACGGGGTCCTCCCAGTAGTGAACCCTCCCGTCGCTCTCGACGGCCTGGCTGTTAGGCATGGCAAGCCTTATCATGTCCACGTCCACGGACTCTATGTATGAGAGTACGTCGGCCTCCTTTCGCAGGCACTTCTTCCTCTGCTTGGAGTACATGAGGTTGAACGCGTACGCCATGCTTCCGCGCATGTCCCCCAGTGCGCACATGGAGGCGCAGTAGTGGGCGAACAGGTGTTCGGGAAAGCTCAGTGTCGTCATGTTGCCGTTGCATACGGCGGACGCCCTCGCGCTTCCCTTGACACCCTTCGACCTGTAGAACGAATATGGTACGACGTGATGGCGTTCCCCGTATTCCAGGGGCCTCTCCTCCATTCCTCTAAGCATCAGGTCGGCATACTTCATGCACCACTCCGATGAGCTATCGAAGCACTCCAGAAAATCCCCGGCCCTTTTCCCGAGCCGGATGAGAAGTTCCCCCAGCCTATCCGGGGATGCTGAAGGAGGAGCGAAGCGGAAGTGTTCCCCCATGGAATACCCCCTAGACTACCGTCGCGTCGGAAGCGCTTTCTTCCTCTTCGGAGGGATATACGGTTGGTGACTCCGCTTCAGCCTCTTTTGGACCTGCGAGTTCCCCTTGCCCGGCGAGTTCCGCGGCGAGCTTCGGCGCGGCCCAGTCGAGGTGCCCGCAGTTGCACTCGATGGCCTCGCACTCGAACATCGGGGTGGCGTCGTTCACCTTCGGGAGATACCAGTTCTCGGAGTCGAATGCGTCCTGGAAGGTCATCCCGAAGATTTCCTCCATGGACCCGTCCAGGGTGCACTCGCCGTCGATGAATCCGACGATTGGCCCGGGCACGGTACCGTACGGGGCCATGACGAGGGCCTGCTCGATGGTGTACGGGCAGAGCTCCTCTCCCTTCTGCGATGCCCAGGCGTCCTCCATTATCCCCCTGAGAACCTCGCGGCCGTCGCCGGAGACGAAGCATTCGACGGCGCCGGATACAATCCTTGGGTTGAGTGTGACGTTCCTCTCGTGCATGGCGCAGCGCATGATGCGGTTGGTTATGTTGCGGACTAGCGCTATTCTCAGTTCTTCTTGCATGGAGCCCTCCCGGTCTCTGTATGTACAGTCTGTACTGTATGGTTTGTACTTACAAATATAGGAAATTCCGGGAGGGTCAAACTGTAAAAAGTTTTTTACGTTATGGGGTATCCGGGTTTTTACCATATTTGTAGCGATAAACTGGTAGCCGGGACATGAGTGACTACGTGGGCCCGGAGACATACATTTTTGTGAAGCCTGTGGAAGCCGCCGGTCCCCGTTAGTCACCATTGGGGGTCCGGGGGCTTCCTTTCGTTTTTCCGGGAGGACGTCATGGAAGAACAGTGGAAGATAGAGCAGCCAGAGGGATGGGACGGTACGGTCCCTGCCGGTGCCCTGGGCCGCGCGGCCAACATTGGGCAGAGGGCCGGTGCCCTCGCGGCGAACGGGGAAGAGATGGCCAGGCAGGCCAGGAACCCAAACTACAAGCCGAAGCGGGTGACCGTGCCGCCGATGGTGCTGGAGGGCGAGCCGGTAGATGGGCCGGAGGGGGAAGAGGATTCCGCGGAAGAGTCCACGGAGCCGTCTCCTGTACCAGAAGTCAAGGACGAATCCCGGGCACCGGGCGCATTCAAGACAGTGCCTTCCGGGATGCGCGAGCTGGCCGCCATGCTCGGCCGAAAGCACGACTCGAAGTACGATTTTGGCGTCAGCACGATACCTCCCGCAGGTCCCAGGGTGAAACCGGAGGGTGCCCTCGCGGCCATGGAGAGGAACATGATGCTGTGCGTCTGCCGTGCCCTCAGGGCAAAGAAGTTCGGGGTGGATTTCACCGCCGACGAGGTGAGGGAATCGGCCAGGAACGCCTGGAAGGAGAGCCGGCGCCTGGACGGATACAGGGAGGCACTGCGCGGAATGCCTCCGGCCGTGCTCGCCGAGCACATAAAAAATATCGAACAGAAGGTTGACAGTTGGATAACCGAGGAAGGCCCGGGAAAGCTCGTTGCAATCATGCGGGGAAGGGGCTGGACAGTACGGGAAAGGGGGTGGCGTTCCAGGAAGAAAGGAACCCGTGAGGTGTAGTACAATGTGTAGTACAGGTGTAGTACAGGTGTAGTACAGGTGTAGTACAGGTGTAGTACAGGTGTAGTACAGGTGTAGTACAGGTGTAGTACAGGTGTAGTACAGGTGTAGTACAAAATTTACCTCGGATTCCTCAATCCCAGCAACCATGCGGGTTCCAGCGAGGTCCAGGTGTAGTACAAAACAGCGGAAAACCCCAATTATTAAAATATAAATTAAAATATAAATTAAAATATAAAATAAAAGGAGCCTTGCTCCTTCGACTCCCTCCGGGAAGGGGTCGGCTTCGCCTCCCCCTCCCTCCGGTCGCTCAAAAAAAAAAAAAAAAAAAAAAAAAAAAAAAAAAAAAAAAAAAAAAAAAAAAAAAAAAAAAAAAAAAAAAAAAAAAAAAAGAAAAAGAAGCGAGGAGAGAAGAAGTGGGGGAAAGAGAAAGA